CTTGACATGTACTTGATCCATCTTTGACAGCTGGAGGACAATGTCAAAGTGAATGTCTTCTCGGAAAAATTTTGTTAATTCACGCTCTGGCAGTTCCGGCAGGCGCCTGTTGAAAAACCAGTTCTTATTTTCAAGCAAGCGATTGAGTCTCACACCTTGGTAAAAGATATCCGGATCAACTGTGGTGTCGGGTGGTAGTTCTAAGGAAACATAATTGCATGTGCTGTGAACCACTGTTGCTGTCCTACCCTCTTTTGAGTCCAGATGCACAGTGAGAACCCTGGCCTTCTCATCATAATTTTTCACAACTCTGAAATTATTTAAATCCACAATCCTCTTATATCTGAAGTTCTGCAGGAATTTAACATTGAGAACAGCACCATGCACACCATTTGCTTGGCACCTGTGAATTGTCTTGCTATTGTCTGACAGGAAGTAGTCACCAGTTGACATGACTTTCCTCTTAAAGAAGGACTGGAATTCCATCCCTAGGGTCCTTGACATTGCCTTTAATGATTGTGTGAATACTGCCTCATCCACAATGGACTTGCATTCTATGAATCTTCTACCACGAGTTTCATTTAGTGTGTAGCACTCATTTGCCTGACTCACCAGGCAGCTCAGATCACCAGACCAAGAGACTTTACCAGAATGAGATACTGTTTTTGTTTGCCTCCTTATATATGTAAAATTTTGTGATTTCCATTTAATGAGCATGTCTTTAAACTCATTGTTGTCAAAGATTTGTGAAGCAACAAGGGTCATCACCTTCTGTGTCTGTCTATCAAAACCACTTATGCTATTAATAGATCGTAGTATTGTTTTGCATTCTAATGTCAACTCACCATCTCTAGTCCACGCAACAAGACCATTTGGGCCAATTTGTGTGATGCGTCCTGTCTCAAGCATGATTATTAAATTGTGCAACAATTTTATCTTGTCAATCTTCCCAGCCATTGTGTTTGCCCAACTAATCTCCTCTTCTCTGAATCCAGAGTCCAAAATACTGACCATTCCTGGGATATGATTGAACCTTTTCAGATTCAGTAAAGTCATGTGCAGACTCGGTGAACTTGGTCCATGAGCGAAAGCTTGCACTCGGGTGGACTGGGTGAGTTTGTAAATCCGTGTCAGATAGAAAAACATGTCAAGAGGCCTAACACCCCTCTGTCTGCAATCCTGAGTGAAAGCTGCCAGAGAACTCACATTCAGATTTATTAGTGTCTTGAATTCTTCCACATCTTCATTGGATGCATCTTGTGATTCCCCAAATGCAGTCTGAAGTATTGTGCGCAATCCTGATGAAAACTCATAATTGAAATTATTTACAGTCCATAATCTGACAGCTTGAGAGTACCTCTTCGATGTGCTTTTTAGGGCACCAAACTTACCAACAATCTGCTCTAGGACATCCAATGACTTATAGTGTGGATACAGGAGTGGCAGAAGCTTATCAAACTCAAGAGCTGGCTTCCCATCTGTAGTCTCAATACCGCATCTTAGATATTCTAGATAAGTCATTTTTAGGCTTTCTGTTGTATAAACATCTTCCATGGTTTCGATGTCATACCCGGATTTTTTTGTCTTAGAAAAGCACCAGGCTTTTGCTGACTTATAGGCTGCCAATCTCCCAATGTAAATGGCGGGTGATGTTCTACGCAATGCTTGAGCAGCACCTTTTGTGAACAACTTTGATCGAACCAACATTAAGGCCTCCTTAGGAGTTTGTGGTCCTCGTATTATCAGAAATGGGTTTTGCTCAAAATATGCCTCAACCTCTTCTGCTTTGGAATGTGTCCTCTCTCTCATCCCAGCAAGCTGCTTAACCAACCCTTGAGTTATTCCAAAATGATCTTTCTTCAGTAAATCATCTTCTTCTCTCGCGAACAGCTCATCTTGTTCCCTCTTTGACAATTCTGTATATAGCAGGCGAAGGGCTTTGTTCTTCTTATCTCCTCTCTTAAATATTCGGTAATTATAAAAATCGGGACCCATCAGGTCTTGTAAGTCAGAGTCATACTGAGGATAAATTCCAAAATCATATGGTATGGTTTTGGTCGGCTGATTGAATACTGTCTGCAAGTCATTTGTGCCACCCAGCCCTGTTGAAAAGATATTATAGAAATGTCTAGAATTCAAGGAATGTGCATACTGGCAAATCAATGATGAACATCCATTCTCTCTCATTTGCCTAATTCGAGCGAACGACTCATTGACAAACCCGGCACACGAACTGGTTTCTATAGAGTCTGTGGCTGCTAAACTGTATTTTATTGTGGGAGAGAGAGTCTCTAGGTTGGCCATGTAGGCTGAATTCAGCTCATACATCACATTGCCAGATGCTGATTTTATTGACAATTCCATACAGTGCAACCTTTCTGAGACCCTTTCACATTGACCCAACAACTTAGCTTGAAACCTGGAGGTTTGTTTTGAAAGATCCATACCAATTAGTGTTCCTTTATCATCAGATCCAAGCCTTGTTTTCCATCGGATGTGACATTCCTGATTCAACTGCTTCAGACACTCATGAAATAATGCATCCCTCAAACTTATTGAGGAAAGACCTAGAACACTAGAGTTGTAATGTGGTATGCCTTGAC